ATCTCTCCAGACCTTACGCAAGTACCGGAAGTCAGTCAGCGTCGCCTGAAGAGTTCCAAGGATAGCCGCAACACGTACTTTTCGTTTAAGATCTTTAAGACTATCGGTTGGCCTGACAACAACTTCCGATAGGTTGCAGAACTGATAAGGGCGTAAGATAATTTCTGAGCAGGGATTCGTCCCAAAGTCCCAGTCAGCATCTCTTCGACCGTTTTTTGCAGCCTGCTTTTGGCTGGCGACTCGACTGAACATTCCCCGTTCACCGGAGTAGGACTCGTATAAACTTTTCCACTCATTTAAAAACGCCGCAAAGTCTGGTTTCTCTGTGTAACAAGCACTGTTGTTTGCTAGCCCTCGTTGTGGATTATCGACCCACCACTGTCCTGTTTTGGCTCGTCTGATCCTATCATCGGTAAGGTTAGACAGACTGATGAGTGCGCTTCTACGGACTCCTCCAACGACAATAACCTGCGCAATCTTACAGCAGAGATCGTGACATTCGATGGAACTAAGTTTTCGTCCAGCAGCGTTGCGAAAGACTTCACAGGTGAATCGGAACAAATCTTCAAGAGGTTCTGGGCCAGAAGCCCGGCCTCCGAAAGTTTTGAGCGGGGAACCAGAAGGTCGAACTCTGCTTGTATCCCACTTAGGCACTTGACCCGTATAGAGCATGGCAATAAGTTCCCTGTATGCTTTTGCCCATCCAACTTTGCTGTCCGCAACGTGTACAACACTTTCTGTATCATGGAACTTCTCTGCGACCTCCGGTAGTTTTGTTATGTACTGCCGCTCAACACTAAAGCCTACGCCTGTGCCACACATAAGCACGTACATCATCTCATCGAACGCTTTAGGGTGGTCAATAGGCAGGTAGCTACAGTTAAATCCAGCTACGTTGTCACGGTCTAGGGCTTCACCTGCGGTCATCAGTGCTCGCATCGAAGGCATAACCTCAAGCCCTTCAATGGATTTGCGCAGGGTTTCTGCCTCGTCTTCCGTGAGCAACTCCTTTCCCATCCAGTAAGAGACGTAACGATTGACAGTCTCAGGCCACGTCTCACGGCGGTTCTCTTCTGGGATGTACCGTGCGTAACGTGACTTGTGAATGTAGCTCTCGTACACGCCTAGCTTGTTTGTTTCGTATGTGTTCACCTAACCTCCTAGTGTTTCATTCATAATGGAATCTTTAGCCATAGACAGTAACATGTACATACCGTCTGGGTACTGCTCGTTGCCTATGACAGACATCTCTACGTTGTCTACGTATATAACCGCTGCTATACGTACTGTCTGTTCATCAGCTTCTAGCTGGGTAACGTGCTCAAGAATGGCGCTTACAACTTCGGTTGCCTTTGGTGGGCCGTAACCTTCTTTAATCTTGCCAAACGAACCTTCGATTACTTTCATATCTATTCTCCAACTTCCCGAAGCTCCTTCTTGTTACGCCATCCTCTGTCGGTCTTAACAAAGCAGCCGCTAACGTAACTAAACCTCGTTTCTCTACTGCTCATGTTTCCGTAGCTGCTACACTGGTATGAACAAAGAGAGTAATCAACCAGAACTAAAACCAATATACCAAATAAAAAAAACGTAATCGGGTTTACTAAGTATTTCATTATTTATCCTCCAATGTTCAATAAATGTCGCAATAAAATGTCATTTGCTCCATATATAACACATTGTCGCAATAAAGTGTCATTTGCTCCATATATAACACATTAAAGTGACTCTCCAATCAACCGATCAAGATACCAACGTGCCTTCCTAAGATCCTCCACTGGCTTACCCTTGTACTCGTAGCGCCAAAGGTACTTCATTATGTTGCCCTTGAGGTAGCCCTTGAAGTCTTGAGGGTGCATAGACGCTTTGATTGCTTCTATGGCTTCAATGGCTCCTAAGTTGTAGTGGTCGGGTTTAGTTACAGGATCTCCTTTGGTGGTCTTGTCGCTGGGGTGAAACAGCTTGCCGTACACTGGGGTACAGCCCTTGCGATTCTTGTCCCACTCCTCTGGTGTAGCGTTGTCAATACTCATGGTCTTCTTCCTGTATGTCACTGAACTTATCTAGGTTGTTCTTTATTCTATCACTAAAAGCCTCAACTACGTCATAAGAATTTATTTCTAGTATCTCCATAAGAGTAACTTCGTCTAGATTTTCTGCGAGAAACTCAAGAAGTTCATCAAAAGTTCTTGCCATACCGCCTCCGAAGGTACGTCATGCTGATGGGCATCTCATCAAACGCACCGTCTACTACTTCGTTAAACATCCACAGCCCAGACCAGCTACCGTTTGTTTGTGGGTTAAGGTACGTCTCGTCGTGCTGATAGAAGATGCCAGCAAACAAGGCAGTCATTCGCTTTCCACTTGCATCTCTGTCGAATGCGATGTCTCTGTCTTGTACGTGTCCCATAACACAGGACATGTGTTTCTTTTGCAGAAGTAACTTTGCATTGCTGACTGGCCTGCCCATGACCCCGCTAGTAAAATAATGACAATAAGCAACACCGTCAATAACAACTGGCTGAAGAAACGGATAAACTTCCCAGCCTTTGAGGTTGAGATCTTCATAGCTCATCAGCCCTTCTAGTTTAGGATCGCTTTCAACAGCACGATCAATACGATGTTCATGGTTACCAATAGTGAATACAAGTCTAGGCTTCCACATACGTTTCTTGTGCTTGCGCAGCCGAGCCTGTTCAGCCTTGATAACATCCATGAACGCCTGCATTGCTTCGTTACCAGCCTTGACATCGAGGGAGTACCTACGTCCCTCAAAAGACTTCTTACCAACGTCATAGCTAGATAGTGAAGGCATATCCCAGTGGTCACCGAGGTGTACGATAACATCAGGCTTTGTTGCTACGGCATATCGTGCAGCCCAGATCATGTGTGTCCACTCGTTGTCCGGTTTAACCTGTGTGTCGGGTATAACAAGATGCCTAGTCATTGTTTTCTCCTGCGTTTTCTCTTCCTTGTTTTACCATGCGTAGGATGGATAGGATTAGCTGTGTAGTCACATCTCCAATACCTAATAAGGTTCTGGAGAAAAAGGATAGGATCATCCCCTCTACTACGTTGCTTTGCCCAGTGAAGTATCTTACCTTCTGCAGAGTTACAGGATCTATGTAACACACGGCGTATATGTCCTGTGTTATGGCAGTGATCAAGTGCCGCTTCGTCAGGCTCACACCGCTCTCTACACAATGGGCAGATGTACTTCTGCTTTCGTAGTTGTTGAAGCCTGTACTCACGTATCTCACTCTGCTTCATCTGGAACTTTATAGCTATCGTCTTCTGATCTAAGAAGATACAGAAGCGTCAAGCTCTCCACCAACCTATCTCTGTCTAGGCCATTATCTTCGTATGTTTCTAGACATACGTTAAAAGCCTCCACTGCAGATTTACATGGATCTATCAGCTTGTCTGCTTTCTTTGGTCCTATTCCCCTTACACCTAGGATATTATCGACACGATCACCCATCAAGGCTTGCTTGTATATCCATAGCTCGGCATCCAATTTGTTAACTGGAGTTAACATTTTCTTGGTGTAGTCATATAGATTACAAGGTATTTGCTTGAAGTCTTTGTCCAAAGAACAGATAACACAATCGTATTCTAACTTTGCGGCTTGAATTGCTATGTCGTCATCTGCTTCTTTGTTATCAGACACAGAGGCATCCCATTCATCAATGAGATACTGTCGCAGTGCGTCTTTATGTACGGGTTTCCGTGCAGGTCTGTCACCTTTGTAAGGCTGAGATACAGCAACCTCGTCCCTGAAGTTGCTGCTGCCGGTAAGAAATACTTTTACCTGCAAGAGTTCTTGTTCATCGTATTGACAAGACAGATCGGCAAGGATTTCAGATATGTAGTTACCCATGGTTTGAGTAGCTATATTCTCTTCTTCCTCATCGCAGGCAAAGCCAACACGATAAACAAGCATGTCTCCATCAATGAGTATCACAAAGCCTCTTCTATCTCTACGAAGTTCTCAGAAGCGTACTCCTTGAGATCGGTGATGACGATTCTACGTAGTGTAGCAGAGCGTCCCTTCTTCTTCTGGTACTCCCAGTCGTAGTAAGACACAAGACATTTAGCCTTGGATCCATTGCCTACCACCACACCACCAGAGTCATCAGACCCACTGCGTCCCTTGAGAGATATCTCAGAACCTTCGATATCGAATGCCTTGTACTTGTTGTTTGACTTACAGGTTATGTAGTAACCACGCTCGTCCCCTTTGTTGCGAACAGAAAGACCCATGTCTTCCAGTGCTGTTACTGCAGCGTCAGACAAGCAAGCTAGATCGACTGTGTACTTACCAGCCATCTCGTTCTGGTGAGTCAGGAACGGATAGTACAACTCACAGTTGATCATTACATTAGCTTCATTAGACATAACTTTCTCCTTGGTTTGTTTTACCACTAATATTATACCACACTTTTAGATATTGGTTAATGGGTATCTGCCCAATTATTACCAATCTTGTATTCACCGTCCAACGGACAGTTTAGTTTCAGGGTTTCGCCAGCAAATACCATAGCGTTGACACAACTACGTCCCACAAAATCTGCATCTTCTGGATTGCACTCTATTTGCCACTCATCGTGTACTTGAGCCACCAGTTTGAAGTCTATGTTGTGTAGTAGATCATGCAGTATGATGACTGCTAGCTTCATTACCACAGCACCCGCCCCCTGAAGCAGAGTGTTTAATGCCGCATGTTCAGATCTTACTCTTATCCTCCTTCCATCTAGACCCTTGACAAATCCACTGCTAGCCTCGTTAGCAACAGTAGCCTTAAGATCCCTGAGAGAGCCAACACGAGACAAGAACTTTTTCCTAACGGATTGTCCTGCACTTCTCTTGACACCCTCTGAACAGTTCTCTCCACGAACAATAGCACCGATCTTCACATCACCAGCACCGTACAAGAAGGCATAGATAAACGTCTTAGCCTGTGCCCTTGTTTCTAGTCCTGCTAGTTCTTGGTTCAGTGTATGTATGTCACCTTCTAAAAGTTCCTTAGTGTAATCAGCACTGTTCATGTAGTGAGCAAGCATACGTAACTCAAGACCACTAGCGTCAGCGCCTACAAGTACCTTACCTTCAGGTACTTTAAACAAAGCCCTGCACTTATCACCGTACTCAGAATTAACTGATGGAACTTGTGCCATGTTTGGGTTAGAGTGGGACATCCTGCCTGTTACAGCACCAATGTGTCTTACTCTGCCGTGTATACGGCCATCCTCCTCAACAGCATTGATCCATGAGTCCACCTGTGACGCACGTTTCTGACAAAGAAGATACCTAAGTATTATCTTTGCCTCCGGTATGTCTTGCTTCTTGAGAGTAGCCTCGTCCACCTTTGGTTTACCAGATGGTGTTGACTCTGTCCACACAGCACCCTTATCAGACAGCCTTTCTGCTATCTGCTGGCGAGACCCTACATTGAACTCAGTGATCTTGTCCTTGAGTCTTTTACCTGTCTTCTCGCTGTACCTCTCTTGCACTATAGGTGGGAACACTTCCTGTAGGTCTTTCTCAATGCGTTTCATACGGGTTGTTAGTTCTTCATACAGATCCGCCGCACCTGCCTTGTCAAAACAAAAACCATTTTCCTCCTGCTGTTTACAGATTACGGCAATGTTGTGCTCTAGTTGTATGCAGTGGTTAGAGAAGCCAAGCATCTCTAGCTGATTGCGTAATGCGAAATACAGCTTCTCTGTCACATCAACATCCCGCTTACAGTACGTGATCATCTCGTCTGATAGTTTAGACCAGTCACTGTGATCTCCTTTAGGAAAACCTAGCTTATGACCCCATGATGCAAGACTATGTCCGCCCTCAACGTCAGCATTAAATAACCTAGACAATACCAACGTATCCACTACACGATCTTGAAAGACAGTGATACCCCAGAGATCACGAAGCACAGGTAGGTCATACCCTATGACGTTGTGACCACATACATGACCACCTTTATTTAACTCCAGTAACAACGTGTCACTAGATGTATGGACTAAGTGATCCTCGTTTGGGCGTTTCGTAACGGCGCAATGAATCGTAGTAGGTTTCAAGCCATCCGCCTCTAGATCCAAGAACACTATATTCGAAGTAGGCAGTGTCTCGGCTGTCTTCTTCTGTTCCTTGTCTACCATTCTCCATCATCTCCATAGTCTCTTGCTGTGAAATAATCCACTGACCCATCTTGGACATTCTCTTCCTCCAAATCGCTAAGGCTAGCAAAGTTAATGTTACCTTCTGCAAATACCTCACTGTCTGAAAGATACCTACAGCACTCGTTACACAAGTCTACAAACTGATGCGATACACTGAACTTCTTAGTTAGTTCGTAGTCGTTGAGTATCTTGTCACATGCACGACACCTCACGACATTATCTCCGTCAGTCTGCCTGTATCCTTATTATACATCAATGAACAAGCAGGTCCAGTCTGTCCACTATACCTGTTCTTAAGTACCCTGATATTGGTTGTATTGCGCACCATAATGTCTTCAGCCTGTGCATTACGTTCTAAACCTAGGACTATATCAGATAGCTGTGCAATAGCCGCACTGCCACGTAGCTGACCTAGGCTTGTGTATGCCCCGTCTTCGTGTCCCTTTCCTTCCGGTCTCTTCAGGTGTGAGACAACAAACATACTGATGTGCATCTCTTGGCAGAACATACGTAGCTTGGTCATTATCTCGTCCAATGCCTTGCGTTCGTCGTTGTTCTCTTGGTCAGAGACTAAGATAGATATGTGGTCAAGCAC